GTGCCGATATACTCCGCTTCTTTAAATACGGCGGCGGCAGTACCTGATGCGTCTTCGGTCTTAAGGGCGCCGTCAGTGCTCCACCACACGTATAAAAACTGGTTGCTCTCGTTATACTGCGCGTTGCTCCACTCTGCCAGAAGCACCGCGTCATCCTTCGAAACCTCATCGATGGTCGAGAAAGTCACAAAGTTCTGCGTGCTCTCGGTCACGTGATTGAGGACAGCGGTATAGGTCTCTCCCAGAGCGGAGAGGGATGAAGCGGCGGCGGACGCGGAGTCAAGCCCCATAGCGGTCGCAAGCGATCCGGTAATGGAGATTGACAGGCCTGCCGCAAGGTCTGCCGCCGGAGCGGTCAGGAAGAAGCAGGAAAGAGCCGCATCCCATCTGCATGACGCAGGCACGTCGCTCTTTGAAAGAGCCGTAGTAACATATTCCGCGGCGGCGGAGGGGGAGGAAATGTCAGCTGTCGCAACCTCCTCTACAGTCGCGGTCTTTGCGCCGTAGGAAACGGTCAGAGAGCCGCCGTTCGCGCCCTGGATAGCAGAAAGCATCGAGGCGGTCTCCGACGCCCTGTAAGCCCTGCCGCGGATAAATGCGGGAACACTCGCGGTGTTGGCTCTCCAGAAATACAGCGCAGTAGGCTTGATGAAAGAGTTGTTATAGCCGTTGAAATACACACGCGCCGCCCTGTACTCGGCAGAAGAAGCGCCGAAGTAGTCAGATACGGATGATGCGTCACGGAAAGTTACAAGCGTGTTTGTCGGGATAGCAGCGTTGGTGTCAAGAAAAAGCCCGTTGAAGGCCAAATCCTGACCTGTGCCCGCGAGGACACGCGGCTGTACCCGTACTAACTCACTGGCAGGGATTGCCATATCTTAATCCTCCTTTTTGAGGTTTTGGGTTACTACATCTACATCGCCGGTCAGGATTGTGCCCGGCGTACCTAAATTAGAGCCGTCTACAGCCATCGGCCTGACAGCTATCTTTGTGAAATAATCGGACTCATAAGCCGCATGAGCCTTGATGCCGAGATGGATGCGGAGCATATAGCGGCTTGTATAGGTCTTTGTCTCATCGAAGCCTGATAAATTCTGCACATCCTCAGCATAAAGGCAGGTAAGATCCCCGCCGCTCTCATGCTCATAAAACTCGGTGCCGATGTTGGAGCCCGCCGCCAGCTGTAAGGCCTGCGCGCGCTCAAGGGTCACCTGCGGCTGAGTAAAAGGCTCGGCGGAGCACATGTCTACCTGGATAATGTACTCTATAACGGCCTTGATATGCTGCTCAAACGGTTCCGGATCTGATTTGTGCACATTAGTCCAGTAGTGCCAGCCGGTGCCGTGTTTGATTGAATTCAGGAGCGTGATAGTGCAGAATTCATGTGTGCCTTCCGGCAAAGACGCCATATTCTGAAAGCCCTGCACGATATGGTCATCAGGATAGGCAGGCATGTCAAAGCCTTTGGCAAAAGACTTTACAAAGTCATAAGTGATGGCAAGGACATCAATCATCAATCTCCTCCATCAGGGATTTAACCTGCTCCGGCACGTCAACCTGCTGAGACGCTAAAACAAGCACCCAGCCGTCAGTGGTATAATCTTCTGATACATTATACACTTTCCAGTATGTGCCGTCATTGCGGCGCATAAAATCACCTGATTTTCCGAGCGGTCTGATAATGCCTGACGGCGCGCTTCCCGTCTTTGTCTCTGCGTACAGATAAAACTTGCGATCTCTCTCTGTGCGCTGGGTGTCATTTACGACCGTCAGGTCATCGCCGGAAAGCGTCTGCACCTGGGCGCGCACCTTCTCCGGCTCGGCGTAAACCGCGGTTATGCGGCCTTTGACGTTAGTCTGGCTGATGTTTTGGATCAGCCACACATCTTCATCAGGATTGACGATGTTGATGGCGCCTCTTACGATGTTATGCAAATTCAGCGGCATATGCTGTACTCCTTCCGCAGAGCGCTGAAAAACGTCTTACACCCGCGGCCTGCAAAAAACGCATCAAGGAAAGCGCCGCCGCGCTTATGCCAGAATGCGGACATCTGAGCGGACATCTTGCCGGGCTTCCTGTCCTCTCCCAGCACCTGCCTGAAAATCTCTTTCGGCGGCACGTGCTCAACAGCACCGAATATGTCATCAGTGCGCTGCCCTTCCGCATACATCGCGTCTGCAAGTTCCGACAGCTTCTGACCGATGGCTGCTCCGCTCCTCATGTTCTTCGCGTACATTTTGACGATAGCGCGCGCGAGGTCATCTTTCTCGTCAGAGTTGAACATGTCCATCTGCCCCGACACATCCTCAAGGCTCATGCCGGTGCGTTTTGCCTGTACTACCTTTTCAGTGGCCATGCCGATGATATCCCGGATATCATAGCCATCGGGCGCGTCTCCTAAATTTACCATCTTCGGAGCTGCCTTCTCGAGGCCGTTGATTATGGTCTTGCACTGCGGATCCAGCGCCTGTCCGTACATTTCGGTCAGGTAGTCATTATCATATGCCTTTGAAAAAATGGCCGCCTGGAAGCGCTCCATAGCCTGCTTTGTCGGCTCACCGTTCTTGCCGAGCATCTGGCCTCTTTCCGCTACAGGCTGCTCGGCTATCCACTGCTTAAGGCTTTTGATTGTCGGCGTGCCGTCGTCGTAAGTCTCTATGTCTTTCAGGTTTATGCGCTGCCTGTCGTTCTTTGCCTGCTCTACAGCTGTCATGCTGAGGCCGCCCTGTTTGTTCGTGCGGTCTCCGATATCGGGCGTTACATCAGACGCCTGCATGACGCGCACAAGGACAGGATTTTCCATGCCCTTTACGGTTTCGGGATCTATACCCGATGCCGCCGCGTCGTCTATCATCTCCTGCCTGTACTCGTCAGCCGTCCCGCGGTTATATCCCTCGGTTATGCCTGCCATGCGCCCGTTGCCCGCGACGGCGCGCATCCTTGAGGCGTCGTCTGACTCATATTCGGGATTGCGATTGCCCTGGGCGTCGTTTGACGTGAGTACGTCAGACGCCTCGACAACGGCATACTGCATCTTGTAGCGATTGCCATCAGAGTCCACTACTGTTACAGGATTGCCGAGGTGCTTATCATCTACAGAGCCGTAAGCGACAACCGGCGCGCCGTTGGCAAGGTCATGAGACGGCCCCATGCGCATATAGTCAGGTTTTGAAGCGATAGAGTTAATCTGCTGTATTGAGCCGCTGTTTGAGCGGTCCCGGTTCTGTATGATGTTCTTTTTGTCGATTTTGTCGGGGTGTGAGAGGTCAATCTTCGCGCGCGAGGCCGCGGGGCTGCCGCTGCCTGACGCTTTTGCGGCAGGCTTTGACTTCATCTCGGACAGCTTTTTCCCCTTAAACTTCCCGCCGGCGCCTCCGAGGATAGTGCCCGTCTCACCGTCTATCAGGAGCGGGCGCCCTTTAATCGGATCACCTTTGGCGTTCGCGCCGGTACCGTTGGGATGTACCGTGATCCATTTTGCCTCATCCATCGCGGCGGTTATGCCTGTCGCATATGCGATGCCGAGGCCGAAGGCGGCGCCGAGGCGGCGGGCTTTTGAAGGCATGGTCATGAGGCGCCTCCAAATGTGTTTGTCATGAAGTTTCTATGTCTGCGCTTCTGTTCCCGTTCCCAGGCTAAGCTTGTTATCTCGTTCTCGCTCCTGCCTGTTGTTGCGTGGGTAAAGTTAGGATGATCAGTAGTCTTCTCCAGTGCAGCTCTCTCCTTGAGAGCCGAACCTAAATCATCATTCAGCTTGGCATAATCAGAGCGTAATTTTGCTATCTGAGAGAGAGCCTGCTTTACTTCCGGTGTGTCGTTACCACCGAACCAGTCGACGGAACTTACAAGGCTATGGATTTGCCTGTCGATATCTTTCTGCTGTTCTTGTATCTGCTTGACTCTTTCAGCCGCTTCTTTGTAGGAGGATGCTGGTGTCGCCGCGGATGTTTTGCCCCTCTTATCGGAGCGAGATCCCGCTGATTTATTCTGCTTAGGCGCAAACATCTCCGGATGTTCCTTCTTGAGGCGTGCCCTGTTGATAACCATCTGCGCGCCCGGCTGCTCATGCTTGCCGCCCTTTGGCATAGCGGATATATGCCGCCCGGTGAATTTGCCGCCGGCACCGCCTAAAATCTCACCCGTATCGGAGTCAATCAGCACCGGACGGCCTTTTATAGGATCGCCGTTTGCGTTTGCGCCCTTGCCGTTCGGATGCACTGTTATCCACTGCGCATCATCCTGAGCCATAAGCATGCCATGCCCGTAAACGTACCCCAGGGCGAACGCCCTGCCTATTTTCCCAGCCTTTTCTGCATCCATAGACTTTTACTTCCTTTGTATCTCAAAATGTACTGAGCCGGTCATGCGCCCTGTAAGCGTAAGCGGCTTCCTGACAGAGACACCGCCGGCGCCGTCCGTACGGTGCCCCTGCGCCCTCTGCGCGTAAATCGCCATCGTCAGAGGATGGCGCTGTTCGAACGTCTCGATTTCATTGCCGCCGGCCTTTATCGTCATCTGTATGTCCGAGACGGCCTCGGCGCCTACAAGGGCTAAAACCTTCTCGGTGTCGGTTATGCCCATGACGCGCGGCGCGTTATGCACTATCTGTTCCCAGCGTCTGAATTTCGCGAGGAAGGTAGAGTGCATGAAAGGGCGCGGCACGAGCACAAGGACTGAGCCGGGCTTCGGGGCTTTGTCCCATCCGGCATGCGCTCCGAGCCACGCGTGCTGCTTCGGCGTTACCTGCTGTACCCAGCCGTATTCCTGATAAGCCGCATAGCGCGCTACTGACGGATCCGTAATGCCTACAAGCACCTCCGCGGGCTTTGACTTTGTGCGGAAGCGGTCTGTAAACCTTTTGAACCAGTCTTTCAGCGCGCTCATGGCATTTACCCCCAGGGATGGAAGCTGCGGGATATATACGCCCTGCCGCCCATGATATAAGGTTTGAGCATCATCCAGTAGCGCGCGCCGCATGAGGTCTGCAGCCAGAAGGATTCGGTAGTCGTCTTGCCCTGCATCAGCTGAAAGGCGGTGGAAACACTGCCCTGAGACGCGTTGGTTATCGGGCCTGTCTGCCCCGCTCCCCAGCCCTGAATGGTCAGAAGATGGCAAAGCGCGAAATAGAGCGCGATTTTGCGCGTGTAGACAGGCGGCTCGGCTTTGGGCATATACGGGAAGACGCTCTCGGCGTCGGTAGTGCCGCAGAGCGCCGCGACGGCGTACCAGTTGTTCATTATCTCCGCGTCTGTGATCTTTGTCTCATCATCAAACTGCGGGAAGCGCTCGCGGAAATCCACGATATCAAGCACAACATCAGCCATTGCCGCCTCCTGGATTTTAGTCTTTAGATACTGCCGCCTCGGTGCCGGTGCTCTTCGGATCTACCGGGTTGACACCGTTGTCAATCTCGGAGATCTCATCCCTGCGGCTCTTAAACTCCGCCTCACCGCCCTCAACCTCAAAAAGCTGAGCGGGAACGTTCGTGAAATAGCGCTCGCGGCCATGTTTCTTTTTGATGTCCTCCCAATCCTTTTTGGCGAGTGAGACTAAAACGGCATTTCCCTTTCCGAGCAGGATGCCAGTTTTCTCACCTGCGAGGGCGTGATTGATGCCCGGAAGGGTTACAGTCTTGAAGCCGCCGGCGCCGTTGTCAACATCGTCATAGACGATGCCGAGCGGCAGGGCGCACGCGACAAAGGTCATGTCAGAGCCTGCGGAGGCAGTCTTGACGGGCTGCTCCTCGGCGGTCTCGGTGATAATCTCGGCGGTATTCTCTTTCTTTCTTGCGGCCATGATAGGCTCCTATATAGAAGGTGTTGATTAGATTTTACACTAAAAAGGCGGCGTGATGCCGCCCTGATGTGTGATGATGCTCTCAGTTAGATACCGAGCATGGTGGCTACAAGGCTCGGCCTGCGGATTACGCACCCCCAGGTGGCAGCGCTTGCCTTCTGCTTATAGCTGGAGAGCTCCGGAATCAGCCTGCCCATGCGGAATTTCTCGGCGAAGGCAGTCCATCCGGTCTCATCGCCGTAAAGATCCCTGACGGTCATGTAGAGCATCTCGCCGGAGGTGGTGGAGAGCTCCGGAACCTGAACGATCTCGAGGTTCGGGAAGTTCTCGGTCAGGAGCACCTTCGCGGTCTTTCCGTACTGGTTAG